GAGATACTATTGAAGAAACAATTGAAAAATTAAGTGGTTGTGGAGGCGAATGCGGAGCTTAGTCTTAGACGTAGAAACAACAATCAGTAACAAGGGTAACCCATTTGACGAGTCTAATAAACTTTGTTACGTTGGGTTATCCAATGCTGACAAAACTCAATGCTATGCTATCGAGTATGGTGATGAACCTTATCGACATAAACTAGAGGAGATCCAAAAAGAAATTGATCAAGCTGAGATACTGGTTGGCTTTAACATTAAGTTTGATTTGCATTGGCTTCGCAAATATGGAATTAACTTTGTGGGTAAACGTGTTTGGGATTGTCAGTTGGTACATTTTATATTGCGTGGACAACAAGATTCCTATCCAAGTCTTAATGGTGTCTCTGAGTACTATGATTTGGGTAGCAAGCTTGATGTTGTTGCTACAGAGTATTGGGGCAACAAGATAGACACTCCTAATATCCCTAAAGAAATTCTAGAAGAATATCTAATTGGTGATTTGCATCTTACGCATAAAGTATTTGATAAACAAATGGAAGAATTTGCGTTATGCACAAAACCTATGCAAAGGTTAATCAGTTTACATAACCAAGACTTACTAATCTTAGAAGAAATGGAATACAATGGACTTTTATTTGATGAAACAAAAGCTAATATTCTTGCTAAAGAATTGGAACAACAAATTAAATATCTTGATAATGCTTTGGTTTCCTATCATAATCTTCCTGAGTTTAATCCTTCCAGTAATGAGCAGCTCTCTTGTTTACTTTACGGAGGTATTATAAAAGTAAAACGTAAAGAAGTTATTGGCCTGTTTAAAACGGGAGATCGCAAAGGACAGGCAAAAGAAAAATGGGTAGAACATCTAATAAACTTTGATAGACGTATTACTCCATTAAAAGGATCTGAGTTAGATAAAGAAGGATTGTTCTCAACTGATGAATCAACTCTTAAAAGTTTACGTGGATCTGCAGAAGCTAAAGAACTAGTAAGATTAATACTAGACCGAGCAACTCTAGAGAAACGGTTAACAACTTATTATAGAGGATTGGTTGAACTTAGAACATCTATGAACTGGCCTGTAGATAAACTATATGGTCAACTTAATCAATGTGTAGCAAGAACAGGTAGACTGTCATCTAGTAAACCTAACTTGCAGAACTTTGATGGAGAAATTAAACAATTATTTAGGAGTAGGTATGCTGTTACAAGCTGATGCAAAAGCTTTGGAATGGGTTTGTGCTGCATACTTAAGTCAAGATCTAATAGCAATTAAGGAGATATTAAATAATGTTGATCAACATAGCGATAACCAAGAACGATTTGGATTACCAAGTAGATTGGTCGCAAAGACTTTCGTCTTCAGACTTATATATGGGGGGTCAGCCTGGAGTTATGCAAGAGATCCAGACTTTAAAGGGATTGGTGGAGAGAAGTTTTGGCAAGGTGTTATTGATCAATTCTATGCAAAATATGTACGACTCGGAGAGTGGCATGTTGACATTGTCAATGACGCTAAAAGAGATAGAAAACTCACAATGCCAACAGGACGGATCTATTACTATGAACCTGATGTTAGAGGAGGGCAAGTTAAATGGCCTAGAACAAAGATATTAAATTACCCTGTGCAAGGACTAGGTGCAGACCTAATGGCAATTGCAAGAGTATCTTTGAGTAACAGACTTAAGGGTATTAAAAATGTTAAACTAATCAATACTGTACATGATTCAATTATTGTTGACTTTGATGAAGAAGTATGCGATAATACTAGTATGGTAAAGATTGTTGATAAATGTTTTACGGATATTCCAGCAAACTTTAAAAGATTGTTTGGAGTAGATTTTAATCTTCCCATGAGGGTCGAGTGTCAAGTAGGACCTAACTGGGGCAATATGGAGATAGTAAATGTTAATTAATATTATAGATGTTGGTGCACCAAATACTCATGCTGCAAAGAATGGCAGATCTTATCAATCAATTGAAGTAACTTACAAAGATGATCAAGGTCAAGTAAAGAATAAAAAGTTAATGTCCTTTAGTAATCCTAGTGTGTTTAATCACATTAAAGATTTGACTAAAGGTGATCAAATTAATCTACGAACTGAAAAAGATGCTGCTGGTTATTGGCAGTGGATTGGTCTTGAAGGAGATAAAACTGTGGCAACTGAAACTAAAACAGCACCTCAAACTGGTGGTCGTGTAACTGGTAGCAACTATGAAACTAAAGAAGAACGTGCTGCACGTCAAGTGCTAATCGTTCGTCAATCATCCTTATCTAGTGCTGTAGAGTTACTAGGTCCAGGTAAATCAGTAGAAGAAGTATTAGCAGTAGCTAAACAATTCGAAGATTATGTCTTTGCTAAATCAACAGGCATTGATGCAATTAATGAAATGGAAGATGACTTTCCTCTATAATGAAAGCTCTTATTGATGCTGACATAGTAGCGTATAGGGTTGCCTGTACGTTAGAAGATGACGATGCCGAAGACTTTGTATATGCTAGAGCAGAAGATCTAATAGATCAAATCCTAGTCAATACTGAAGCAACTGAGTATCGTCTCTTCTTAACAGGAAAGAATAACTTTAGGTATACAATATACCCTGAGTATAAAGCTCATCGTCCTAAAGAGAAACCATTCTGGCTTGAAAAATGTAGACAATATCTTATTGCTACATTTAATGCAGAAGTAATTGATGGACAAGAAGCTGATGACGCTTTAGGTATTGCTCAAACAGAGGATACAATCATATGCTCTATTGACAAAGACCTACTTATGATTCCTGGTCGGCACTATAACTTTGTTAAAGACGAGTTTCAAGAAGTTACCAATGATTCAGGTATGCTTCATTTCTATATGCAATGTTTAACTGGGGACCGTTCTGATAACATTAAAGGTATTGAAAAGATTGGCCCTAAAAAAGCAGAAAAGATTCTAGCTGGTTGTGTAACAGAACAAGAAATGTTTAATGCTGTTCGTGAAGCATACAGCAATGATGAAGAATTCTTAATGAATGGTCGTGTATTATGGATTAGACGTAAAGAAAATGAAGACTGGAAGGATAAGTTTAATGAACTCGTTCAAGAGCAAACTCGAGGAACAAGTATGGAAAATCCTGAAGAGTAACTTTTCTTCAGTTAAATATGAACCTGATAAGTTTAAATATATACAACCTGAAAAAGAACGAATGTATATCCCTGACTTTAGAACAGGACGTAGAAAGATTTATCTAGAAGCAAAAGGTAAACTGGATTTAGATACAAGACAAAAGATGGTATGGTTTAGGGATTGTAATCCTAATACAACTGTTATCTTTTTATTTATGAATCCTGATAATAAAATTAACAAACGTAGTAAAACAACTTATTGGATGTGGGCAGATGCTAACGGCTTTAAGTGGTTAGACTTTAGAAAGGATTGGTTAAGTGATTATAAAGAATTGTGTGCAAAACTCTGATGGATCTTTAGACTTTGATTTCCATGTTGATGCTAATGAAGCTTCGTTCTTAATGGATTTAGCTATTAAAGAATTAGTAAGACGTGGTGTGTTTAGTATTGCTACAGATGTAGCCCAACAAGAACTAGATTTATTTAAAGAAGATGGAGGTATGGTATCATGAGTCAAGGAAATTCACCAGCATTCCCGTGTCAAGATAATAATAAACAAATCTATACGGGTATGAATCTTAGAGATTACTTTGCACTAGAAGCACTAAATAGTTTATTGCGTGTTAAGTCTTATGCAGATGTTAAAAAGTTTGCAGAACACTCTTATAAAATTGCAGATGCAATGCTTGATGAAAGATTAAACTATAAATGAATAAGCAAAACTACTGGGTAAAGATTCGTTATGAGACAGAGATACGGGTTCATTGTCCAAATGAAAACGTAGCTAAAGATCATGCAATGGAATTATTCATTGCTGCTTTACCTAATGTTAATGCAAATGATTTAAGAATTATCCATGTAGAAACTTCTGAGGATCGTAAATGAGTAAGATACTTTTATTAGATATTGAAATGGCACCAAACGTAGCTCATGTATGGGGTATATGGGATCAGAATATTGGTATTAATCAATTACAAGAATCCTCTTATGTTATGTGTTATGCAGCCAAATGGCTTGGTGATAAAAAAATGATGTTTGATTCTGTTAAGAAATCTGGTGATAAGAAAATGCTTGAAGGCATTCATAAATTACTAGATGAGGCTGATGCCGTCATCCATTACAACGGTAAACGATTTGATATCCCATCACTCAATAAAGAATTCTTATTACATGGCATGTTCCCACCTGCCCCATTTAAAGAAATTGATTTGCTTACTGTTGCTAAAGGTCGTTTTAGATTTGTATCTAACAAACTTGATTATGTTGCACAGCAACTAGGATTAGGTAAGAAGACTGAACACAGTGGTCATGAGTTATGGGTACAGTGTATGGCTGGTATTCCTAAAGCATGGAAGATTATGGAAGCATACAACAAGAATGATGTTATTCTTCTTGAGAAAGTATATGAACGATTTAAACCTTGGATTAAAAATCATCTTAACAACAATGTAATTAATGGTACGACTGATTGCTGTCCTACTTGTCAATCTAAAAACGTACAGAAACGTGGA